GAATCTGTCTGGCACCGGACCCGTGAGCATCGCGGACAACGGGACGCAGATGTTCATTGCCTGCAATGGCCCCAGCTTCATCTACAACTCGACCACTGAGGAGTTTGCCCAGATTGCCGACGCTGACTTCCCCGGCGCGGTGACGGTCGGCTACCTTGATGGGTACTTTGTGTTCAACGAGCCGAACAGTCAGAAGGTCTGGGTCACGAGTCTGCTGGACGGGACTGTCATCGACCCGCTGGAGTTCGCCAGTGCCGAAGGCTCCCCCGACCAGTTGGTCGCTGCCATCGTGGACCACCGGGAGGCATGGCTGTTCGGAACCAACTCCATTGAGGTCTGGTATGACGCGGGGAGCGCGGACTTCCCCCTCCAGCGCATCCAGGGCGCGTTCAACGAGATCGGCCTCGCTGCCGCGTACTCTGTCGCCAAGCTGGACAACGGTCTGTTCTGGCTCGGGGCTGACTCCCGTGGTCAGGGCATCGTCTATCGCTCCAACGGGTACACCGGCAAGCGCATCTCGACACATGCCGTGGAGTGGCAGATTCAGCAGTACGGTGACATCTCGGATGCCATCGGGTACACGTACCAGCAGGACGGCCATGCCTTCTACGTGCTGGTGTTCCCCTCTGAAGACACCACATGGGTCTATGATGTCTCGACCGAACTGTGGCACGAGCGTGCCGGGTTCCACGAGGGTCAGTTCGTGCGCCACCGTGGAAACTGTCAGATGGCTTACAACGGCGAAGTGGTCATCGGGGACTTCGAGAACGCGAACGTCTATGCCTTCGACCTGAACGTCTATGCCGACAATGGTTCGATCCAACGCTGGCTTCGGTCCTGGCGTGCGCTGCCCACGGGCAAGAACGACCTGAACCGCACGGCGCAGCACACTCTCCAACTGGACTGCGAAACGGGTGTCGGCCTGAACACGGGTCAGGGGTCGGACCCGCAGGCCATGCTACGCTGGTCGGACGATGGTGGACACACATGGTCCAATGAACACTGGTCCAGCATGGGTAAGATCGGGCAGCACGGCTACCGGACCTTCTGGCGCAGGCTGGGCATGACGATGAAGATCAGGGACCGGGTGTACGAGGTGTCCGGGACTGACCCTGTGAAGATCGCCATTACGGGGGCTGAGTTGATCCTCTCGCCCACGCGCCAATGAGCAACATCACCAGCATCCCCGCGCCCCGCGTCCCGTTCATCGACGAGCGGACAGGGCTGATCTCGCGTGAGTGGTACAGGTTCTTCCTGAACCTGTTCACCCTGACGGGCAGCGGGACCACGGATGCCTCGTGGACTGACCTCCAGTTGACCCCCGCGAACCAGATGGTCAGCGTGGATGTGGACTCTGCCGGGATTGGCTCGGTGTGCCCCGTGTGCTACGGTACCATCCCCTCGGATGACCCTGCGCTTCAGGTTTTGCCTGCATACCCGGTGCCAACGGATGATGCCGCCCTGGTCCCCGGCACCCCCGAGCAGCGGGTGCAGGACTTGATCATCCCCCCGTATCCTGAGCAGACTCTGTTTGATGTGCTTGCGCCAACGAACCCTGTGGGGTTCACGCAGCGGGTGGAGAACTTGGCATCTGATGTTCAGGGGTTGACGCTTGCCCCCGTCCCCTTCGATCCCGGCACATACGTCAGACGCGGCGGGATGCGGAAAACCTCGACCATCCAGAACATCGGTTCGTTGGGGGGGAGTTGGGTGTCGATCACCAACTATGACGCGGACGGGTTCACAGCAGCAGGGGGGAGTGGTGTCCGCACCGCCCTCGCGGCAGGCACCCTGACTGTATCTGCCCCAGGCGATTACGTGGTCATTGTCAACATCACAGCGACGTTCGATGGTGTTGCGGCCACCCGCATCTACGGGATGCAGGTCTATGACACCATTGCGGCAGCCATTGTGCCGAATGTTGGCGGGATTGTTGTCATCCCCCCAAGTGAGACATATGATATGTTCACGATCAGCCTGCCAGTGGTGATAAGCGCGGCACAGGTCAATCATCCGCTGATTGTTCAAATTGGCACAGGGTCATCTTTCACGACTTTCGCGGTGGTAAACGCAACTTTTGCGATGTACTCAGTAGGACCAGTATGACAACCAGCATTGCGCCCCAACCCAAGCTCCAGTTCTTCGATGCAAACGGTGCGCCCATGTCAGGTGGCAAGCTGTACACATACGCCGCTGGAACGACCACCCCGCTGGCAAGTTACACCAATTACGGTGGTGGCACCGCCAACGCGAACCCGGTCATTCTGGACTCGCGTGGTGAAGCGTCTGTGTGGCTTGGGACCAGCATGTACAAGATGGTACTCAAGACCTCCACTGATGTTGAGGTCTGGACCGTGGACAACCTGAACGGCGCTGATGCCGCCACGGTTGCCGCTACCCTGGCAACTCTTGCTGCCTCGGGTGGTGCGGACCTGATTGGTTACTCATCGGGTGTCAGCAGTCCCATTGCTCAGACGGTGCAGGACAAGCTGCGGCAATTGGTCAACGTGCTGGATTATGGTGCCAAAGGTGACGGCACCACGGATGACACTGCTGCGATTCAAGCGGCGATTGATGAAATGCAAGGTTCTGGTAATGGTGGGGTGGTTTATATCCCCCAAGGTAGGTACAAGATCACCAGCAACCTGACACTCACATGGCCTCACTGCACGACAGAGGACTCGGCAAACGGCGTAGTCATTCGTGGTGATGGTTCTGGATTGACTATCTTGCTCGACTACCGAACATCGGTGGCAAGTGGTGGGTGTGTCAGTTATGACTTCAGTGGGTACACAGAGTCTGAAATCAATAGCAGATACATGCTCACATGGACGGGTGGGTTTTCCATCATTCGCATGGTCAATCGTACCGTTCTTGCCGGGCTGGTCATCACTCCCGGAACAGGTGTGGGTCTGTATCTGAACTCCATTCCAACAGGGGTGATCCGCGATGTGCAGGTCAAGGGGCACGACACCTGCATTAGGGCGATCAACTGCCTCGGAAACTCTTACGAGGATGTCACCCTGTCACAAGCGAACGTGGGGCTTTCCATGTACGCGGCTACCCCTGTGACCCCTGGCGGGCTCGCTGCGACCCCCAACGCTGTCGTGGTCAGTCACTGCACGATCAACATCTGTAAATCGCTTGCCGTGGATTTCATCGGTGGGAGCGTTGAGATTTTTAGTTCATCGTTTGCATTCAACGGTCTTGGTGGTATAGGCGCAATCCGCTGCATCCCAGATGCAGATATTGAAAAAACTCTCACCGTTGATCACTGCTTCTTTGAATCGAACAGTGGTCTTGCTGATGTTTATGTGGACGCTTCTACTGCGTTTGCCTCGGGTGCGGTATCAGTATCAAACTGCTCATTTGTTCATAACATTACCAGTTCTGGTGGAATCAGCAACGCGACCCACATGGTTATGTTCGATGTGGGGTCATCTGCCGTACTGGACACGACCCTCATGGGGAATGGGTTCAAGCGGTTCACAGCACCAGCGGGAGGCAAGTACATCTCTTACTCCGGCGCTGGTGCGGACAACGCTCGCGCATCACTGGTGGGGAACACCTATGATATTGCTACGGAGGGACCACTGGCTTCTGGGACAGACCCCACGGCGTCCATTTTTAGTTCCATCGTCATCCAGCAGAATGCGGGCACATACTCTATGCGTATTGCCCCTGTCCCCGGATCAGCTTGGTTGACAATTGCCGATGCGCTGACGGTAATTTCGGGGTCTGGTGGAGGGATGGGTCCGGTCTCACATAACAGCGAGTACCTTGGAAGTCCTGCTGCCACTGGAACCACTCTCCATTGGGCGCAAGTTCTCTCCAAGGTCTTCAGCGTGGGGGACACGGAGGTGAAAATCCAAACAGGGAGTGGTGCGCCTAGTGGGGCAGATGGTGCCCCTATTGGGTCGCTGTACCTGAACACCGCTGGGGGTGCCTCGACAACCCTGTACGTCAAGACCGGCGCATCAACCTACACTGCCAAATAAGGAGCAATCATGACAGTCACTGCCAAAGTCCTCATCGGTGCCAAGATTGCAGAATCTTCGCAGACCACCCAGTACACCGCGACGAACGTCACGACGATCATCGACAAGTTCACTGCGACCAACTACTCCGCTGGAGCAGTGACGATCAGCGTGAACATCGTGACCTCGGGGGATACCGTCGGAAACCAGAACTTGGTCACGAAGACGAAATCGCTCCAGCCGGGTGAAACCTATACGTTCCCCGAGATCGTGGGTCAGATTCTGGCTCCCAGCGGGTTCATCTCGACCATCGCCAGTGCGGCCACATCTGTCAACATTCGGGCATCCGGGCGCGAGGTGACCTGATGACCGATACGGTTGAAGTCGTTGAGCAGGAACGACCCCTCGATATGAGGGATCGGGTGCTTGCGCTTCAGTCCGCGCTGGTCCAGATGCCGCAGTACGAGCCGGTCACGGAACACTACTTCCACGGTG